AGGTTGACAGAGAGAATGACAAGCGTATGCCAATCTTTAAAGAGCGAAATACGCAAGTCACGTTTGGGAACGGACGATAAGGGCTACGGCCCTGTGTAGGGCCGTATGTAGTTTAACTTAAAGAAGGAGTATTACTATGAGCGTTTCAGGCTACGGTCTCAAACCAGTTCAGTTGATGGGCGGAAAGGCATTTTCGGGTGGTACAATCCGCGAATTCCCCGTAACCCCAGCAGCCGCAACTTACAACATTTGCAACGGTGACTTGGTTACTATTGCAGCTGGTGTTGCTTTGGCAGTAGGTACAGCCCCAGCAGCGAGCACTTTGAGCACTAACTCCCCAGTTGGTGTTGCTGTAGGTGTTCGTTTTACTGACCCAGTGTTGAAGCAGACACAACATGCTCAGTTCCTCCCATTGAATTCGACAGGATACACAAATATCTTTGTTAAGACAGTGGATGATCCTGAAGTATTGTTCCAAGGTCGTTACGATGGTGCTATTACATCAACTTCGGTTGGTTACAATTGCACTATGACTTATGTAGCTGGTAGTACCGCTACTGGTAATGCAAAATTTTATTTGAGCGGTGCGGCTACTACAGCCACACTACCTTTCCGTATCGTAGATATTGTTGGTACAGGTACTGATGCAGGTACTGGTACAGCTTACACAGACATCATCGTGAAGTACAACATCAACACACACGCTTACCACTTTGCAACTGGTCAGTAAGGAGAAATAAGTCATGGCAATTTCACGTTCACAACTTTTAAAAGAACTGCTCCCGGGGCTTAATTTCCTGTTCGGTTTGGAATACAACCGTTACGGCGAAGAGCATAAAGAGCTGTATGAGATCGAGAACTCTGACCGTTCCTTTGAGGAAGAGGTTAAGTTGGCTGGTTTCGGCGCTGCTCCAGTTAAGCAAGAGGGTGCTGGTATCACTTACGATTCAGCTCAAGAGGCTTATGTAGCTCGCTACACACATGAAACCATTGCGATGGGTTTTGCGATCACTGAAGAAGCAGTAGAAGATAACCTCTACGATTCTTTGTCTGCTCGTTACACTAAAGCATTGGCTCGTGGTATGGCGTACACTAAGCAAGTTAAAGCGGCGGCTGTTTTCAACAACGCAACATCGGGTTCGTACTTGTACGGCGATGGCGTGGCTCTGTTGTCTACAGCACACCCGTTGACTAACGGTGCTACTAACTCTAACCGTCCAGCAGCTCACGCTGACCTGAACGAGACTTCATTAGAGGCAGCTATCATCGCTATGGCATCTTGGACAGACGAAAAAGGTTTGTTGATTGCTGCTAAGCCACGTAAGTTGGTTGTTCCTCCAGCATTGATGTTTGTTGCCAGCCGTTTGTTGGATGGTGCAAAAGATATGCGTCAAGGTACCGCCGACCGTGACATCAACGCCATTGTAACTAATGGTTCTATTCCAGAAGGTTATGCTGTTAACCACTGGTTTACTAACCCAACTCAATGGTTCCTCTTAACGGATGTGCCGAATTCTCTGAAACATTTTGTAAGAGCAGCTATGAAAACTGAGATGTTAGGTGACTTTGAGACTGGTAATGCCCGTTACAAAGCGCGTGAGCGTTATAGTTTCGGTGTAAGCGACGCACTAGGTGTTTACGGTTCGGCGTAATAGAATCAAGCACTTGCAGCAAGAAGACCCTGCTTCGGCGGGGTTTTTGTATTTAGGGGCTTCAGGCGCGAAGCATTGGTAGGGTAGGGGGTCTGTGGTACAGCACCTAATAATACTAAACATGTACCTATTGACTTTAAGCACAAATACCAATATAATCCGAACAACTTAAAACAGTTAACCGGAGACTAGTATGGGGCGGCCACAGCAAACAACTGAAGGGTTTATCAAACGAGTTCGAGCAGTTCACGGACTAATATACGAATACAGCAAAGTGCAATACACAACTGCACACCAGAAAGTTTGTATAGCATGCCCTGAGCATGGGGATTTCTGGATGACGGCAGCCAACCATGTAAATGGGCAGAGGTGCCCTAAATGCAAGAATCAGAGGATTGCAGCTAGCCAGCGTGGAAATACTACAGAATTCGCATTACGTGCGTCCCTATTACATGGGGGTAAGTACACTTATGAGAAGGTGGACTATAAAAAGGCATATACAAAGGTTTTAATAACATGCCCTAAGCATGGGGATTTTCTACAGGCCCCAGCTACTCATTTAGAAGGCTCAGGTTGCCCCCATTGTGCAGGTAGACCTGTAATAGATACAGTGGAGTTCATCCGCCGCGCGAAGTCTATCCACGGCGACAAGTATGACTACAGTAAGTCTATATATGTGAATGCAAAGTTATTAGTTACTATAACTTGTCCCGAGCATGGGGATTTTATGCAATCCCCCTATGAGCATGCAGTTAAGGGGGTTGGGTGTAATACTTGCGGAAATGACAGAGCTGGGATAGGGCGAAGGATGACAACCGCCCAATTTGTTGATATGGCCACTAAGGTACATGGGGGAAAGTATTCCTATGAGCAAGCCAAGTACATCAAGTCAAGCCAGAAGGTAGAAATAACGTGTGCTAAGCATGGGTCATTTATGCAGAAGCCTAACCATCATTTAGCGGGTTTCGGGTGCCCAGGGTGTAGGGGTATTATTTCAAAACCAGAACATGAGATAGCCGCCTTCTTACGTGGGCTCGGGGTTGTTGTAGAGCAGTCGCGCAGAGACATAATTTCCCCCAAAGAACTCGACATATACCTACCAGAGCACAAGATAGCTATTGAATACTGCGGACTCTATTGGCATAGCCATAAGACGGCCCTTGAGGAGGCTAAGGACAAACACAAGCATTGGGAGAAGTTTAAAGCCTGTGAAGCTAAAGGTATTCGTCTCATTACACTATATGAGAATGAATGGCTCAATAGAAAGCCAGTTATAAAGAGGTTGTTACGCACAGCTGTAGGTAAATTAAAAGGCAGGCTGATGGCCAGAAAGTGCGTCGCAACTAAACCTACGGCACAGGAGGCCACTGCATTCTACGACAAATTTCACCCGCAGGGTGGCGCAGGTGGTGGGGTGTATTATGGCCTTTCATGGGGTGGTAAGTTAGTAGCTTGCATGAGATTCGCAAACGGTATCAATGACCGGGGGGCAGCTGGAAAGAATAAGGAGTGGACACTAAGTCGGTATGCTACAAGGGTTGGTGTATCTGGCGGGGCAGGGAGGCTACTGAAGGCTTTCCAGAACGAGTATGGGAACCCAAAGATTAAATCGTTTTCTGATAACAGGCTTTTTTCGGGTGGTATGTATAGGTCACTAGGTTTTTCGCTAGAAGAGGAGTCTCCCTCTGATTATCAGGTATGGAGTCAGAAGTTAGGGCTGCGCCCGAAATCGCATTACCAGCGTAGGGATATCCCGCAACGGCTATTAGATCATGGGAGCACTGAGCAATATAACCCAGAAACAGACAAGCGTACTGAGCAGACTATGACTTATCTAATGGGGGCTGGTCGCATATATGATTGTGGTAAAAAGAGGTGGGTGTTGCGCTAGCGGCTAATCTCCTGTATAAGTGCCTACATCGAGCTACATGCCTACCTAGACCGACTCGACGGACTTGTAAGAGACTAGGCTGGCCAATAACCCTTACAGGAGATTCAAAATGGCAACTACCCGTTTCTCCGGCCCAATGTTGGTCGGTTCTGTTAAAGAAGGTTCTGCGGTTAATACTGGCGACGTCCTGTTAACTCAAAAGGTTTACTTCGTTCCTACTGCAAGTATCACACAAGTTACTGATGCCGACGGCCAGACTGTAGGTACGTACAACAACTACCCAGCGTTTGCATGGGCGGCTACTGCAGCGGCTGTTACTGCATCTGTGAACCTCCCATCTGGTGCTAATATCGTTGACTTGATCATCGACCAACCTGTTGTAACTACTGGTGGTACGGCTATTAACATGACTGCAGGTATCTCTGCTGCTGGTGTTGAGTATATGGCCTCTACCGATGTTAAAGCGACCGTCCGTTTACGTCCTACATTCACAGCGGCGCAGTTGATTGCTATGGCCACTGTAGGTACGAACACCGTGTTCTACACTCAGGTAACTCCAACTGCTACCGCAGTAACCGCAGGCGTGCTGAGCATGACTGTTGTTTACACACAAGCGCAGTAATAACTAGGCCCCGCTTCGGCGGGGTTTAAAAAGGAGAATTACATGGCAGATACATGGGCAGTATCACCGGCAGCGGCAGATACGGCGTACTTTCGGGTTGCTGCGGCTATTGCAGGTGCGGGCGCACTGACGCTGTTAAAAACAGACACCTCGGTTCAAGGTTGCGGGTATAAACTCATCATCACGTCTTCAGCAACTGCAGCAGCCAGAACCTTCACTATCGTTGGAAATACCGTAGGGCAGCCGAATAAAGAGACCACTGAGGTTATTGCAGGTCCAGCTACGAGCGTGTTAACAGCAAACTACTGGGCAAGTATCAAGAGTATCTCTTGCGACGCGGCCTTCGCGTCTAATATCAGTATCGGTATTTCAGGTAGTTTGGCGCTTCCGCGCACGCGCATCCACGCAGTTCATTATGTTGGTGCAGCGGCAGCCGGTACGGTCGTTGTGGCTATGAATACAGCGGGAACTACGATTCTGAACGTAGATACACCGGCGAGTGCAACTTTTGCTGAGTACGTGAACTGCGGCCAGATTCCAGTGTATGCGGCGGTACCACAAGACTTCGGCGTTGTAACGCTCACTCAGGTTACGAAAGCTACACTAATCTGCGGGTAAGTCATGACCACGTCAGGAACAACCACATTTAACCCGGACATCTCTGAGATCATCGAAGAGGCGTATGAGCGTATTGGTGTTGAATCTGCTACGGGTTATGACGTTCGTACCGCCCGTCGTAGTCTAAACCTTCTCGGTCTTGAGTGGTCGAATAGACAAGTTAATCTTTGGACGATTGAGTCTTTAAGTGTACCTCTTGTTGCAGGTACAAAAACCTATTCACTACCCGCAGATACGGTTGACGTCCTAGACGTCGTGATTCGTACGACTAATGCAGGTTCAAACACAGACCTCGCCATAGGACGTTTATCGGTAGGTGACTACTCGGCAATCCCAACAAAAGACACCCCCGGTCGCCCAGTGCAGTTCTATATGGATAGGCAGATTGCCGCCCCATTGATTACGGTGTGGCCGGTACCAGCAGACGCTTCATACACTCTCGTTTACTGGCGTATGCGGCGAATTCAAGACACTGGTTTGGATGGTTCGGTAACTGCCGACGTGCAGGCACGTGCTATACCAGCGTTAGTTGCTGGCTTGGCGTACTACTTAGCAATGAAACGGGCACCCGATCGCCTCCAAGAAACAAAGCTAATTTACGACGAGCAATGGGCGATGATGGCCGACGAGGATCGTGAACGTGCAGGGTTTACGGTGCGTCCGAGGGTTGGGTAATGGCTAAGTTTGCTTCAGAGAAGCATGCGATAGGGAATTGTGATAGGTGCGATAACACGTACCCTTTGAAGAAGCTAAAGTTTCTAACAATTCGGATGAAGATTACAAATATCCGGGTGTGTCCTGATTGCTTCGAGGCCGACCATCCCCAATATAAGCTCGGGACTTTTAAAGTCTTTGATCCTCAGGCGTTGGAAAATCCACGTCCAGCTAAGAATGATGATAGAATCCTTACGCCAGCAGTACCGCTAAGAAGCGGCAACCAACCTTAGGAGTATTAAATGAGCAAGCCAGCTAAACCCTTCCTACCGTTCGAGAAATCAGGTAAAGATAAAGAGCCCAAAGGCATGCGTGAGGGTTCTAAGAAAGAAGAGCTGTTCGATAAAAAACAAGCTAAGGCCGCAGGTTATAAATGCGGTGGTAAAGTTAAGATGGCTACTGGTGGTTCTGTGCGTGGTACTGGTGCAGCCCAGCGTGGCATTGGATTTAAGAACGGTTCCTGCTAAGGAGTTCACCATGTCTGACAAGTTCGGGTTCCCTAGCAAAAAGAAAACGATGATCGCGCGGCGCTTCGCTGACGGTGGTGACCTGTTGGCTGCGACTAAAGCGTCGTTAGCACGTAAACAAGCGGGGATTAAAGACGAGCCGTTCCACCCGCTGAAGGAAGCGTGGGAGTCGGTTAAAAAAAGTACCCGAGACCTTGTGACCCCCAACGTAGTCAAAACGATGGATAGCTACAACGAAAGACAGAAACGGGTGCTGGATACTGCCGGTGATGACGTGCAAGCCCCAGTGGAAGGTAAAAAACGTGGTGGTATAGTTAAGTCTAAACCTCGTGGTGTCGGTGCGGCGCTGCGCGGACATGGCAAGGTAGGTCGTAAATGAACTACGCGTCGCTCTTAGCACAGGTACAGGATATAACGCAGAACTTTGAGACTTCATTTGTTGCGAACATCCCCCTTTTTGTACAGCGAGCAGAGCGACGTATTCATATGGAAGCGGGACTTCCATCGTCTAGGGCTAACAGCACTGGGGTTACAGTAGCGGGGTCTCGGGATATAACCGTACCTGCAACGCTTATTTCAATGGAGTCTCTCGGGATTACCGTATCGGGAGCGGAAGTAAACCTGCTGCCTAAGTCAGCTCCGTTTCTAGATGAGATGTACCCTGTTGTGGCCACACAAGACGTGCCTAAGTATTACGCGCGGTACGATGTCGGTACAATCAAAATGGCCCCCACACCGGCGGCTGCATACCCAGTTACCTTCCATTACTTTGCAATGCCTACCTCTATTGTTACGGCAGGGAGTTCATGGCTTGGGGATAACTACGAACAGACATTACTGTATGGAGTCCTGCTAGAAGCTTATGTGTTCATGAAGGGCTCTTCAGATGTCATGGCGTACTATAAAACAGGGTATGACGCGGGTATGGCTGAGATTAAAGCGATTACGAGCGCTACGAAACTTAACGGATTTAGAGGTTAATAATGCCAAGCACATACTCACCCTTACTAAGAACAGAGTTAATCGCCCCCGGAGAACAAGCAGGTAGCTGGGGGTTAGCGGCAAATAATACGTTAGGTACGATCATTGAAGCAGCTATCGCGGGTACGGTTACTATTGCTATGCCTGCTGGATCAGCGGACTATACTTTATCGGCTAATAATGGCGTGGTGGATGAGTCGCGTAACTCAGTAATAAAAGTAACCGGGGTGCTGACAGCCAGTAGAAATATCATATGCCCGAGTAGTTCAAAGCATTACCTTGTATACAATGCGACTTCAGGCGCTTTCCTAATAACACTTAAAACAGCGGCAGGTACAGGTGTTTCTATCCCACAAGGTGGGTATGTGGCTGTGTACTGTGATGGTGCAAACGTGGTTC